TTGGCCCATTTGACCTTGTGCAGGGGCAGCGCCCCCCTGCTGACCACCACCCCCCGCCATCTTAGCAAATCCGCCCTTTGGTCTTGCCCTTAGAAGCAATCCCGTCGATGGAGCCACCCTTAGCGTAGCCTTTTACAGAGCCACCACATTTCATGCCCGCAGGGGCAGGGCCTGCGCCAAGAGAACCCATACCACCGAAAGAACCGGGACGGCCAGCAGGCATACCCATAGGACCAGCACCCGCAACAGATGGGGCTTTCTTCTTAACTGAGACCTTTACGCTCTCTTTGTTCTTTAATTTACGCATTTTGTTACCTCTAGCTTTTTCTTGAATGTCGGAAACACCACGTGATGGTCTGGTCATGATTTATCCACCTTTCCATCTAACTTATCCATAATCCTGTTGAACATGTTTTCTATCTTGGACATCTCAACCCGGTAGTCATCTTTACGGACATATTGCTCGTGGATAATTTTATTGGTTTCTTTGATCTCGTTTTTAAGATCCTTGATAGCGTCCCAGAAAACTTTGAACAACCAACCAAATAGCGCGCTAACCGCCGCTACTGCTATATCCAGCAGATTCTGCCATTCCATGATACACCCCTATTATGAGGATACTGGACTCTCAGAACCGTCTGATGCCTTCTGAGAGTAAACAACCGTGATGTAACCAGCACCTGCAACAGCAGTCGTACCAGCCATAGTAACGGTGATATTTACATCAGAAGTGCCGATGTTGATCCAATTAGCAATCTGAGCCGCAGTCAGCGTAAGAGCCTGACGACCCGCGGCAGGAGTAGTAATTGCAGTGACATATGCGGCAGTAGTGGTGCCATCCCCAACAGCAAGCGTAGCGCCCGCGGTGAAAGTCGTGGTGACATCAATGTTAATGAAGTCAATCTGTGAACCCGCTGGAAGAACAATACCCGGAGTGCCCGTGGTAAGCGCCAAAGGAGCCGTCTGAGACAGAACAGCAACGCCCGTGTTATCCAAAGAACCTACGGTAGTACCCGTGGTGTAGCGAACAGTACCCGCCCGAATAGGGCCTGAGAAAGTAGAAAAGCTCATGTGAACCTCATGCACTTGCGCCTGCTGTCTTGTGCGTGTCTGCTAGGGCAGTCGAACAGGCAATTAAAAAATCCCTAGATTTAATACCTATATACGCAGTTTATTCTGGGGTGTCAAGCAGCTTATTTTAGCGAACCAATCCCCGCTTTCAGACGAAGGTCGTCTTGGTAGGCTTGTTGTGCTCGCGGGTCTACATAGGGGTACTGAGTCCCGTGCTGAATGCCCAGATTTATCATATCCATAAGATTTTTATTTTGGGGTTGCTGCGCAGCTTTAATTTGGTCTTGAAGCTCTGTTGCGTATTGTGCTCCAGTTTTGCCATAGACATTGGTACCCGTACCATTCCACGCTTCGCCAAAAGGTATTTTTAACCTGTTTGCAAGATCTTGTTTTTCTTTAAGTAGAGCTAAAAAACTAGCAGTTTTGCTATCTACATTGTATTTATCTATCAAATCAGCAACTAGCGCATTGGACTTTGTGTTGGTGTAATCAGGAGAGTTCGCTCCTGCATCAACTCGGCCTTCTTTAAGAAATAGCCCACCTAACAATGCCGGATCTACTTGTGGCACTCCAAGGTTTTTAGCCGCGGCCATAGCACGAGGGAGGGCATATACGCCTTCAAGAGACATTCTTGGAGGGTGGTGATAAAAATATTCCGCCCTCGCTAGATCAGGCTGGTACGTCGTATACTTGCTATAATATGTATAGTCTTTTGCGGGCAGTGTCTCTAGCCCCGTAGGACCCGCATTTTTTGGTTTATCCGCGTGCCTATAGATAGGCTGTCTTAAATTGGTGTAATCCGGTGAGGGTGGACCCGCATTCGGGTCAACTAAAAAATCTTTAGGTAACGTGCTAGGATCAAATTGAGCCAACGCATTTGGCAAATGTTCTTTCTGAAATTCTCTATATTGTTGTTTATTTTCCAGATATTTATTAAGCGCGTCTTTTGCTTCATATTCGGCTTGCGTGGGATTGCCATACATTTTAGCCACGGCATCACGCAAAAGGGTCATTATGTCAGACATCACAATCTCCTAAGTAAGATTGAATTGTGCCGAGCACTGTTACTCGTGTCAAGACAAAAGAAAAGGGGCCCGAAGGCCCCTCGTCTCGGCTGGGAACTCCCAACCCCTTGATTTACAAGGCTTTATCAGCTAGAACCTTGTGAGCCGAATGCTCCAAGATAATCCGACCAACCGAACGAGTATCGTTCCCTTGCCTTGTAACGTGCATTGCCAGTGTCAAAATCTGCATCCATCGAAGTTGACAACGGAGTACGTACGAAATGCTTCAAGCCATTTGGAACGTCGGTGAGCAGGAACCAGCCATTGGTGTCGGTCAACCAGTGATTGACAGAGTAGCCGCCGGGGATTGCGCCGTTGTTCTTCAGAGCGTTGACGTCATTGTCGGTCGTACCAACACGCAGTTCAGTTTCAAGAATACGAGTAGCCACGAACTGCAGGGCAGACGGGATAATCAGCTTCTTTGGCTTTGCTGCGATGAGAAGGCCACGTTCGTCAGTCCACAGAGAGATCTGAATAACCGCATTTTCCAATGAAGTTTCGTTCAGGTCCGCTGGGGTAGCAGGAACGTTAGACAGGGTGCCACCGTAGGTCAGAGGATGCGCATTGTTGAACAGGGTCTTACCGTCACCACCAGTGTAGTTAGTGTTGAAACCGTTGTTCAGAATGTTAGCGCCCTTGACTTCTTTGGTGTACGCCATAGCACGAGCCAGCGCCTTGGTATAACGAGCAGACAGCGAGTCATACAGGTTATCTTCAATAGCTTCTTCCGTCAGGGAGAAACCAAGAGCGATAGTTTCGTGGTTGTAGCGAGTAGACCATGCTTCCTGAGCCGCATCGTAAGCGATGGCTGAACCTTCGTTCTTAACAGGGGCTGCACCGAAACCGGAGAGCTTCTGTTCTTCTTCAAAGGAACGCTCGGAGCTTTCAGTCTCGAACAGTTCTTTATACTCTTCGCCATAACGTTCGTATTCAAGACCGAACAAGGCGTTGAGGCCGGGGAGCAGTTCTTTAAGTAACTGCGCGCGTGAGATAGCTGCCATTTATGATTACTCCTTAGATACCTGAAGCCTGACGATAGAAGTGCAGACCGAAGTTGAAAGTAACCAGAATCTGCTGGAAGGTCCCATCAGACAAAGCGGTTGCTCTAACTACGTCAACTACACGCCAAGGCAAGGTTGAAGTGGTATTTACAGACGCAAAGTTTGCAGATACGTTACTGTTACCCGTGGTCGTATTAACTGGGGTAGCTGGCTGATAATAGCCAATGTTGTTACCCACAGCAGACTGAGTAGCTGCACTGGCCGTGTAAGCCACGCCAGAACCATTGGTCAGTGTAACCTGAAAGATTGCATCTGGATCTTCACAAACATAGGCAACTGCATCAGATGCAACGGTGCCAGAAGGCCAGTACTGCGCGTTCAGGGTGTATCTAAGGCCAGAGCCTTGAGAATACTGGCAACCAAGGAAGATACCAACCGGAGCGGTAGCAAAAGCTGCTTTTGCGCCCGAAGTGGTGTCAACGCGAATGATGGTGCCATCAGTGGTGTAAGTTACAAGATCGCCATAACCAATGTCCTGAGCGTACCCAGAAGCAATTGGGATCTGACGGATCGCCTGATTATATACACGACCACCAAGAAGGTTTACCGGAAGGAAACCAGCAGGGGCCATATTTGCAGGATATGCCATATAGAACTCCTTAAATATTTAAATACGGCCCCGATTATACTCAGGCACCGCTACCAAAAGATACTTTACTTTTGCCTTCCCTAAAGAGAGGCATACGAGGATCATTTTCGCGCAGGAAGTTGCTGTCAACAGACTGCGTTTGTCTTTGGGTCATGTCTTCATAATATTCACGACGAGAATCAGACATTTCCTGAGTCGTCTTACAAAGAACAAGACCGCCAATCTCGATAAGATCAGCCGTAGGGACTAAACCAAAAGCTGCAAAATCCGAACTAATTTCTGGGTGGTCTGAAGCTTTGCAAGGTACCCAGCCTTCGCGCCGTGCGCGGGCCATATTACCCGGGTCAGATTGTCCCATCATTGAAGCTCGAATCCATCGGAACCTATAGCCGTCTTGCGGGTTGGGAGAAGGCAAATCATGCGCCGGTTTCCAAGAAACCTGACGAACTTCTTTTTCCCTAGAATCCGCGGAGCGGGCCTTACGTAGATCAATATTATCAGCCATTTACGGTGTCTCCTTTAGCTTTATACCGGGCGTAAGTTTCTAGCGGCACGCCTAACCGTTTTGCAATAGCGACTTCAGATGAGTTCAGCGTGACTTTTTTGGGTGCAGTAGTTCTACCTACAGATGCCACGGGTGAAGACTTCTTGGATCGTTCAAAGTTTTTCGGGAATATTTCCCGTAAGCGGGAGTCAACTTTGTGATAATAATCATCGGAAGTTGGATCTACACCGGAGTTGACCAATTTCTCATGCAGGCCGTACGCGAA